AATGCAGAATACAAAAACCTGGATTGATAAAATCTGGATCGATTTTCAACTTCTCTCTATAGAAACGGATAAAAATGAACTCATGCTTTCTTTCTGTAAAAATGGCCGTAGTTGTACATCCTTCGGCGCAACTTGTCCTTACATTAACTACTGTCTAAACATCCCAAATCCTTTACAACAACTCAATAATATCCCTATTGATTTCAAGATTGACTTTTGGGACCCACTTACAGAAGATTTAACTGAGAAGGTTGAATTATAATGAATAAATTCCTCAAACCTCTCAATGAATTATCAAAATATGGAATTTCTTGTGCTGTTCTTAGAGAACTCTTAATAAAAAATCTCTATAAAAGCTCTCTAATTCAGCTAGAAACCGATATAACAAAAATAACCGAAGGAATTCAATTACTCCACCAGATCCAAAAGGATCTACAATCAATCATCCAAGAGGAAATTCAAAATGAAAAAACTTGAAGCAAAACCTAGAACCAATTTACAAATATTTACCACTAGTCGAAACTTTAACCTATTTGTAATAAAAGGAATAAAAGAAAGAATAAATTGGTTGTTAAAAAATAACTCAACTGTACATGAAACCGAAGATAAACTAATAACCATCGACGAACAGCTAACACTTCAAACAATAAGTATTTCAATAGATAAACTAACAAAAAACTGGAAATCTAACCATGCCAAACTTAAATCAAGAGTCACCAACAATAAATAACATAATAGGAGTTAAATTTCCAACAGGCAGAAATGCAGTCAGCGCCATAACATACTACTACTTCAACAATATCCCTGATTTAAAATTCGGCGATTGGCTCATTGTAATAGTTCGTCAACAACCTGTGTGTGTAATGGTAGTTGATATTGATGTGCAAGTGCCTTATAAAAGAGAAAGGGCCTTCAAATGGACTGCATTTAAAATTTCAATCCCTGAAAACCTAGATCCAATAAAACCAACCATTAACATTATTCAATCTTCAACTGTAAGTATAAATGTCAATTATGGTATACGTAAATTAAATTTTGAATAAGGAGTAATCAATGCCAGATTTAAACAAAGTAACTGGTGAACCTACAATTATAATAAATTTAGCAGAGTACAAAATTCTAGTAAAAGCTAATGCAATGTTAGATGCTTTATATTTATGTGGAGTTAATAATTGGGAAGGCTATACTCAGGCAGAAGAAGAATTTAAAAATAATTATATTGAGGAAGATTAACTATGACAGATCCAATCCAATCCACAGCCACAATCGATCTTTATACTGGTCAATCATCTCGTTTTGTCCTGATAATAGGCAAATCCGGCTCAGGAAAATCCACGGCTCTGCGTAATCTTGACCCTGAATCAACATTCTTAATCAATGTTCTTGGTAAATCCTTACCTTTCGTAAAAGGCTCTAAATATATCCTTGGACAAAACATGGCAACCCTAACCGATGCCGGACGAATCCAGCAAATGATGAAAATGGTTTCTGAAAACAGAAAATTCAAAAACCTCATAATCGATGATCTTCAATACATCATGGCAACTGAATTTATGAGCAAAGCCACCGAAAGGGGTTATGATAAATTCTCCATCATGGCCCGAAATATTTGGGAAATCCTTGTTCTCGCCTCTAAACTCCGGGGTGGTCTAAATGTTTACTTCCTAGCCCACGAGGACGATACAGGACTTCAACGAAAGATGAAAACCCTTGGCCGCCTTCTTGATGAAAAAATCACCCCTGAAGGAACTAGCACAATAGTACTATTCTGCGAAATAGACATTCGTGACGACCATACAATAAAATATTACTTCTCAACTACACCCGAAGGTTCCACCTGTGCCAAGGCTCCAATGGGAATGTTCCCTCCACGTATTCCAAACGATCTTAAATTAATCTCCGACCGTATTGATGAATATTATTCAGGGATTGAGTTAAGAGACTCGAAATTAAACTTTTCTATTTAGAGGTAAGTATTGTCTATAAATAAAAGTGAGAAAGAATTACCTTGTCCTTTTTGTGGAAATAAGAAGGTAAAAGTTACAATAAAATGGGGATTAAGATTTTGCGAAACTTACATCACTTGCCTAAAATGTTATGCTCAAGGGCCGCTGACAGTAGAAGGAGGAAAAAAAGAGGCTATTACATTGTGGAATAGTAGAAAACTTTAATATTTAAAGGAGAAAATTGTGTTTAACAGCAGACCAATTGCAGAGCAGTCAACTTCAAATAATTGCAAAAGAGATTTAAAACGAGATGCAGAACGATTGAATAAGAGAATAATTGCCAACAAGGAAATGATTTCGGCAACAAAGAAATTTATTAAAAATGGTGATTTCCATGAACTTGACGAAAACGAGAAAAATTACTATTTCACTCTACTTGGTGCCTTGGACCTCAGGCTAGAAGAGCAGGAACAGAGTTTCGACATTCTTCTAGCCCAAATTCAAAAAGAGGAGGAAAATAAAGATAAATAATAATACTATTATGTAATTAAATCAATAAACAATCAAACTCAAACCAAAATGGAGAACAAATATGTCCGAATTTGATGATTTCAATGACAACAACACCGCTTCCTCAACTTCTGGCCTTGATTCAATCTTAGACGTAGACACCGAATCCGCTGTTGAACCTTCCGCCGTTGATGAAGGTCAATACAAACTCCGAATCACAGGCTTTCGTCTAGATAAACTAGGCAATGTTGAAAGAACTTCTGAAAAAGGTTATCGTTATATAATCGTAACCCTCGATATCCCCTCAGAACCAACTTCCAAAGGCTTCAGTAAAATGCTCGGCCTTCCCAACCCTGACATGGACTCCAAGCAACTCAATGCTGTAAATTGGGAAATGAACTGCTTCAAAAAATGCTTTGGTATTTCCAAAGGAGACTCTTACCGTTCAATGATTAAAAAGGAAGGTTGGTGCATCCTTAAAAAAGTTTCCAGTGAAAAATATGGTGCGCAAAATGAGATTGCCCAATTCGTAACTGGCGCACCTGATTTCAAATAACCACTAATCAATCATAATCAAAATCTTAATAGGAGGGGTCAGAAATGGCTCCTCCTTTTGGAGTTTATAATGCTTAAATCTGAACGTAAAGATCCCCGCTACCGAAATCGACTCATGATAGAACTTCGAGATGATCAAATAGAGCAGTTTCGCTCCATGATCCCTTGGGGAATGCAAAAGATAATCTTTCAATCTTTAGTTGATGGCCTCATAAATGCCTACAACAAAGGCGGAGTTACAGCCCTAACTCTAATAACCTCGAATCATCTTAAAATCCAAGAACTTGCCCGACTTGGTGAACCTTTAACTCACGCTTACTATTCCAAGGAGGCCAAAATTGACTGATCTTTCATCAATAAAGCCTTCAATTTCAGAACTCTCCCCTTCCGATGCCTTAGATTTAATAGTAACTATTTCAAATCTTCGACGTCACAGCTTTACCAAATCAACCAAAATTCCAATAAAATCCGCCCGTATAAAAGCAACAAAATCCAATCCACAACCACAAGATATCTTTCAACTAGCTAGAACTTTTAAAAATGGTGATAGAGAAAAGTTACTTAAAACCCTCCTTAATCACCCAAGCACTAGAAAACAAGACTTTAATAAATAGGAGAATATAATCATGATTGAAAATTTAGAAGAAATGGCAAAAGACGCAGCAGGTATATTTAAACCTACTCCTATACTAACTAAAACTTCTCAAGCACAGATGGATACAATGTGCAAAAATTCTACAAATCCTGTTAATAATAATTACTTAGGAAGATGCCTTGATGAAGCAAAATCCATCATAACCGGTGAACGTCAAGATTCTTATGGAAATCCTGAAGATTCTTTTAATATTATCAGTGAATTTTGGACTACATTTTTACGCCATAGATTCGGAGATAAAGAAATATTACTAAACTCTCTTGACATAGCCAACATGATGATCCTATTCAAACAAGCACGAAAACTTGGACAATCTCATTCAAGAGATAATTATCTAGACTCTTGTGGCTATGAATCCATTGCAGCAGATCGCCTCAGCGATAATAAAACATCTTCCAACAAATAAGAGTCTAAAAATGGATAAAAAATTCTCCTATGTACCACCATCCGGTAGTACCAATGCGCCTTATATTATAATCGGGGAGCAGCCAGGAAAAATGGAAGTTCTTAATGGTAAACCCTTCACCGGTCCAGCGGGTTATGAATTGTTGGAAAATCTTCGCATGGC